CCACCTATGGACTATGAAGTGGAACTGGTCATGGACATACACGATGGAGAAGAAGAACTATGAGTGAGCTAGGAATGGACGTTGACGCTACAGACGATAATGAAATAGATGTTATCGACCATTACAAAACAATGTTAGTAGAGTACGAGCTAAACACAGCAAGTATTATGGATGTCATGGGCTGGGCAAATCTAGAGCTTACAAGGCAGATAGAAGCCCGTAGCGATACAGAGATAGAAAAGCTATACAACCAGCTATTCAAACGAGACTATCACTAATGGCTGTCTGTAGAGCCTGTAATGAGCTACTGTCAGAAGCCCAGCCAAAGGACAAAGCAACCAACAGCTACCTAGACTTATGCTCTAGGTGCTTACTGGAATCTAATGCAGCTAGGTTCAAGAACATAGCAACAGAAGATGACGTTAACGAACTACTTGAAAAAGTTAAGGAGATGCAGAAGCGTAACACTTTGTTACAATAAAATTAACACAAGGTCTGTAAAACCCTGTACAATAGCTAAAGTTCGCTGAGTGATACTAATAATAATCATTATGTAATTACTTAGCAGACTTTAGCAAACTTAAGACCACAATCGAGGTAAGAAACGATGGCAATACTAGAAGGCGCACTAGCCTATGACTCTAAACTAACTACCACTGACGTATACCAAGGCCAGGATACTGGTAAGTATGTAATTAACTTAGTCCTTTCAGATGAAGACGCAGAGGCTCTCAAGGCCAAAGGTGTAAACATTAAAGAAGGTAATATCCGTAAGCTGGCTTCTGGCTACGCTAACTTCATTATGAAGGACAGTGACGGCGAGATAATCAAAGATGCGGAAGATCCACTACCTGAGACTGAGTTAGGTAAAGGTTCTGTAGTTCGTGTTAGCTATGCTCTAGGCAAACCTAACGCAGTCTATGGCTCCTCACTGTACTTCAACGGTGTGCGTGTTATATCAGCACAGCCACCATATGATGCCGATAATCCACGACCTTCCATTGATGCAGAACTATAAGGAGAAAGACGATCCTTTTGTAAAGCATGAGCCATGCCCAGATCAGTCTGGGTGTGGCAGTTCTGATGCCTTTAGTCGCTACTCGTCAGGTAGCGGCTATTGCTTCAAATGCGGATTGTACGAACACAGCAATGGCGATGTAGCGCAACCAAGCGCACCCACCCCACTAAGGAGGCCATTAGAAATGACGGGAGTAGTAGCAGCAATCCCAGATAGACGTATCAGCCACGAGACTTGTAAGAAATACAACGTCACCGTGGAGTTCGATACAGAAGGTAAGATAGCCAAGCATATATACCCATACTATGCTACCGGCTCAAATGAAATCAAAGCAAGTAAAGTTAGAGTAGTTAAGAACAAGGACTTCTTTGCTACTGGCACCATGAATGAAGGTGTAGGCTTGTTTGGTCAAAATACCTGTAGGGGTAAAGGCAAGTTCATTACCATAACTGAGGGTGAATTAGACGCATTGAGTGTCGCTGAGATGTTTGACTGTAAATGGGATGTAGTTTCTCTGCGTAACGGAGCATCAGCAGCAGCCAAGGAAGTCAAGGAACAGCTAGAATTCCTGGAAGGTTACGACCATGTTGTAGTGTGCTTTGATGATGATAAAGCAGGACAGCAAGCAGTCGATGAAATCAAAGACCTGTTCTCACCAAGCAAGCTAAAGATCTGTAAGCTGCCTACAAAAGATGCCAGTGATATGCTGGTAGCAGGTAGAATCAAAGACTTTGTAGCAGCGTGGTGGAATGCTAAAGGCTATCAGCCTGACGGTATAGTTTCAGGTAGTGATACATGGGAAGCCTTGACCAACAAGATAAAGGTTAAATCTACACCTTATCCGTGGTCTGGTTTGAATACCTATACCAAAGGCTTTAGACCTTATGAGCTAGTGACAATCACCAGTGGCTCAGGCATGGGCAAGTCGCAGATAGTGCGTGAGCTTGAACACTATATGTTAAGAGCTACTGAAGATAACATTGGTATACTAGCGTTAGAGGAAGATATAGCTAGGACTGCTCTAGGTATCATGTCAGTAGAAGCAGACTGTCCTTTGCATCTTGAGGAAGACTTAGATCAAGATGTAGCTAGGCCATACTGGGAGGATACACTAGGCACAGGTCGATACTTCCTGTTTGACCACTGGGGTAGTACAAGTGAGGATAACCTACTAGCCAGAGTCAGATACATGGCAAAGGCATTAGACTGTAAGTGGATTATCCTAGATCACCTGTCTATTGTAGTTTCAGCACAAGAGAACCAAGACGAACGTAAAGCAATTGATGCTATTATGACTAAACTTAGGTCACTGGTACAGGAGCTAGGCATAGGCTTATTCCTTGTATCACACCTCAAGAGGTCACAAGGTAGGTCACATGAGGACGGTGGGCAGATTAGTCTAAGTGAGCTTAGAGGTTCACAGGCTATAGCGCAGCTATCGGACATGGTCATAGGTTTAGAAAGAGATCAGCAGGAGGACAACGAGGAACGTAGAAACACTACTACAGTGAGGATACTTAAGAATCGTTATGCTGGTTTAACTGGTGCATGTTGTTACCTGAAGTATAATAACTTTACTGGTAGAATGACTGAAACAGCTAAACCAAAGGAGATAGACAATGCCCTCTAGTTCACCAATGTTTTTAGACATAGAGACTAATGGTCTAGATCCAGACACAATCTGGGTAGCAATAACTATGCAGGATGGAGTAGTACAGGAGCATTACACGCCTGAGACTCTCACAACTGCCATAGCAGGGGACTTCAAGGTAGTAGGTCATAACTTGATAGGCTTTGATGTACCTGTACTGTGGAAGCTTTGGAACGTCTCTGTGGATAGTTCCAGGATTGAAGATACCTTAACTATGTCTCGCTTTCTTGAACCTAACCGCGAAGGTGGTCATAGTCTAGCTAAATGGGGTGAGTACCTTAACTTCCCTAAAGGTGACTACAACGACTGGTCATGCTTGACACCTGAGATGGTAGCTTATTGTATACAGGATGTGAAAGTCACAGCTAAGGTATATGACAGGTGTTCAAGTCAACTTACGGTTAAGAAGATAAGCAGGCAGGCACTGGAGCTAGAGTATCAAGTTCAGTCTATTATAAGTAAGCAGATAGACAATGGCTGGCTGATAGATCTTAGGCACGCTATGGAGTTACTGGCTACCTTAAAGGAAGTTAAACTGAAACTGGAGTACAAAGTACATCAGAAGTTCAAGCCTAAGTGGGTAGACGTTAAGACTGTTACACCTAGGTTTAAGAAGGACGGCAGCTTATCTAAAGTAGGTTTAACTGACGATGAGTACGAGCAGTTACTTACAGTAAGTAGCCCTAAGCCTTTCATGCGTAGAATGTTAAAGCCTTTTAACTTAGGCTCCAGAAGACAGATAGGTGAGTACCTACAGGACTTTGGATGGAAGCCTACAAAGAAGACACCTAATGACCAGCCAATAGTGGATGAAGCAACATTGTCTCAGGTTAAAGACATACCGGAAGCACAATTGATAGCTGAATACCTTATGATCCAGAAAAGGATTGCACAGGTACAGTCATGGCTAGAAGCTGCTAATGATGATACTGACAGGGTACAAGGTTACGTTAATACACTGGGTGCTGTGACTAATCGTATGACACACAGTAGTCCTAACCTAGCTCAAGTACCAGCAAGTTACTCGCCATACGGTGAAGACTGTAGGAAATGTTTTATTGCTAGAACTGGATACAAGCTAGTAGGCTTTGATGCCAGTGGACTAGAGCTAAGAATGCTGGCTCATTACATGAACGATCAGGAGTATACTAATGAAATCCTTAACGGAGATATTCACACAGCCAACCAAGGACTTGCAGGACTTGAATCACGCGATCAGGCTAAAACTTTCATATATGCCCTCTTATATGGAGCAGGAGACGCAAAGCTTGGAAGCGTGGCTGGAGGAGGCGCAAAGCTCGGTGGAGAACTTAAACAAAGATTTATGTCTAATCTCCCAGCATTTGCAAATCTTAAAGACAGCATTGCTAGAGAGGCAGCAGATGGAGTTATCAAAGGACTAGACGGTAGGCAGTTACACATTAGATCAGCACATGCTGCACTGAACACTCTATTACAGAGTGCCGGTGCTATTGTTATGAAGAAAGCCCTGTGTTTGTTGCATGAACGTGCTACAATAGCAGGGTTAGACTATTACTTTGTAGGGAACATACATGATGAAGTCCAAGCAGAAGTTAGATCAGGACAGGAAGACAGATACGGAAGACTTGCAGTCGAGTGTTTGGAATCAGCAGGAGCTTTTTACAGCCTCAACTGCCCACTCACAGGAGAGTACAAGGTTGGAGAAAGCTGGGCAGACACACACTAAGCACTGCTCTAAATGTTTAACTACTAAACCCGTTGACCAGTTTCATAAACACAAGTCAAGGGTATATGAGACTTACTGTAAGCCTTGTCAGATTATGAACGCCCAAAAGCATAACCGTAATAAGATGTTTGTTGAAGGTAAACTTATACCTAAAAAACACCCGTTACATAAGCCTGGAAGGTACAAGTCTTTTGGTCATGCAGCATTTGAGTCCTTAGAGAACTACAGTACAGCTAAGGAAGGTCAGGTCTACATACTATACAGCCCTGCTTACCCTAGCTGGTGTAAGATAGGAATGGCAGTAGACGCTAGAGACAGGCTTAGTAACTTTCAAACAGGAACACCTTACAGGGACTACATATTAGTAGCATCCTATGATGTACCTGATAGACGGGAGGCTGAGAAAGAAGCACATAAACTGTTGCGAGAAACTCATGCCAGTAAGAATGAATGGTTTGTAGTAGGTGCTAACGTAGCTAAAGAGATACTAGATGGGCATTTTAATGAAGACAACTGATACATTGATAAAAGACATCTACAAGCTAATGCAGAACAAGCTGTCGGACAGCAAGGTAGATGCAGAAGCAGAGATAGATAAGTTCGGTGAAGCCTGTAAAGATCTTATGCGTAAGGAGTTCCTTAACGGTAAGAGATCTGATAACCGTAAGCTGCGTATGTCTAACATAGGTAAGACTGATAGATACCTATGGAACCACTACAACAACGTAGGGCCAACTGAGAAGATGCAGTCTCACACCTTAGTCAAGTTCATGTACGGACACTTGATTGAGGAAATGCTGCTTCTGTTTGTACGTCTAGCTGGTCATACAGTTACACATGAGCAAGCATACGCTGAAGTACAAGGTATCAAAGGCAGCATGGACTGTAAGATAGATGGTGTTGTGACTGACGTTAAGTCTGCTAGTACCTACGGGTTCAAGAAGTTTAAGGACGGTTCTTTAGCTTTTGATGATCCTTTTGGCTACATAGATCAGATCAAAGGATACGCTAGGTCTGAAGGTGAGACTAAGGTAGGCTGGCTTGCTATGGATAAGGCCAATGGTCACTTGACATTCTTGAAGTATGACTTGGAGGATGAAGAAGCACCAGCCTACCCTGTTCTAAAGAAAGACATTGAAGAACGTATACTACATATCAAAGAGATGGTGCAGAAGGAAGAACCACCTGAGCTATGCTATGAGACTGTCCCAGACGGTAAGTCAGGCAACATGAAGCTGGCTATGGGCTGTTCTTACTGTCACTTTAAGCATTCTTGCTACCCTAACCTACGCGCCTTTGCGTACAGTTATGGCCCTAGATACTTAACGGAGGTGGTAAATGAGCCTAAAGTCCAAGAAATACTCTAAGAGTGTATATAGGTCTGGACTTGAGAAGAAGTTCGCTAAACTTATGCCTAAAGGCAGGTTCTTATATGAGCCATATGATATACCTTATGTTACACATAGGAAGTACAAGCCTGACTTTGTAGACAAGAAGACAGGTGACATCATAGAGACTAAAGGCTTCTTTAGATCAGGAGATACACAGAAGTATACTGCTATCCGTGATATGATAGCACCTACTAAGTTAGTATTTGTACTGTCTGACCCTAACAAGAAAGTTAGGAAAGGTTCTAAGATAACTATGGGACAGTGGTGCGCTAAGGAAGGATTTGATTTTTACACACTAGATGAGTATGCAGATCATGTCATTAACAATGGATGAGATAAGAGAGCGTGTATTAACACGATACGATATAGATGACTTGCTTACATTGCTGGATGTTACAGCGGAAGAAATAGTAGACAGGTTTGAAGATAAGTTTATTAACAGGCTTTCTTTGTTTGAGGAAGAACTAGAAGGCCAGGAAACAGACAAATGGAGCGACGATGAAGACGATTGATGATGCTACACCGGAGGAATGGAATAGTTTACGCAAAGGTTTTAGATGGCCTTATGAGGCTGTAGAAGACGATGCTGTAAACGAACACCCTAGGTTTGCTGAAGCTGCTATGACAAGTAGTTATGACCCAATAAATAAGCCAGCGCACTACAATACTGGAGGTGTAGAATGTATAGATGCTATGGAAGCTATGCTAACAAAGGAAGAGTTTATAGGATACCTGCGTGGTAACTCCTTCAAATACAGATGGAGGATGAATCATAAAGGCAGAGCAGTACAAGACCTAAAGAAAGCACAGTGGTATGAAAACAAACTGCTAAGTATTATAGAGAAAGGAACAAGCAATGATAAGTAAAGTAGGTAAGCAGGACTACTTAGGAATAGAGATTGATTACTCTAGGGAAGATGATCTTAATACTTTTTCTACTGAAACATTAAAAGATAGATACTTATGGGAGGATGAAACTCATGCACAAGAAGCCTTCGCAAGAGCCTCAGTCTATGGTGCAACGTATCAAGGCTATACTGACTACGATCTTGCACAGCGACTTTACGAGTACTCTAGCAAGAGCTGGTTTGGTTTTAGCACTCCTATACTTAGCAACGGGGGAACCACTCGTGGTTTACCTATTAGCTGCTTTCTCAATTATGTTCCTGATTCGCGTGGCGGTCTATCTTCTCATTATGATGAAAACATTTGGCTTGCTAGTGGAGGTGGAGGCTTGGGTGGATACTGGGGTGATGTTAGAAGTAACGGCGTTTCTACTGCTAACGGTAGTCAGTCTACTGGTAGCATCCCATTCATGCATGTAGTAGACAGTCAGATGTTAGCCTTTAATCAAGGCGTTACTAGGAGAGGTAGTTATGCAGCGTATATGGACATCAGCCATCCAGAGATTGAAGAATTCATTGCTATGCGAAAGACCACTGGTGGAGATCTTAATCGTAAATGTCTTAATCTACACAATGGTGTTAACATTAGTGATGCATTTCTCAGGCGTGTAAAGAATGATGAGAACTGGAGACTTATAGACCCTAAGTCTAAGCAGGCTATCAAGACTGTATCAGCTAGGGATCTATGGTGGCAGCTACTGCACACTAGAGCAGAGACAGGTGAACCGTACATTGTAAACATGGACAGGTGTAATGAAGCACTGCCTGAGTCTCAGAAGGATCTAGGCTTAAAGATACGCCAGAGTAACCTATGCTCAGAGATTACACTACCTACAGGTGAAGACCGTACAGCAGTCTGCTGCTTGTCAAGTGTTAATTTAGAGTACTTTGATGAATGGAAGGATCATCCTATGTTCATTGCTGATCTAGTTACTATGCTGGATAACATCATTGAACACTTTATTGAGAATGCTTGTGGGCGTATAATTAGGTACGCCGATAATAGAAAACCATATGGGGCTACCTATGATGAATTTGATGTACAAGAAGGTAAAGAAGGTTTTAGAAAAGCCGCTTATAGTGCATATAGAGAACGCGCAATTGGCCTTGGAGCAATGGGGTTTCATAGTTACTTACAACGTAATAGCATTCCTTTTGAAAGTATGTACGCCTCCTCCTTCAATAACAG